CACCAATATTTTTTCAATTGATTTGAATTAGGATGCTGCCAGTGTTGGCAGAGACAATCTTCCCGTTTTCAATAATGTCAATTGTTTCATTCTCCATAATCTCATTAGCACTCTACGTCTTCGTCTGTCCTTTTGTTTTCTTATTTTTAACCAGTTCTGATTTCTCAAATATAGCATCACTCTTTTGTCATGCCGGACTAGTTGTTTTTTCATTTGATGGTACAGTTTCTTTTGTCTTAACGGTTTGAGTTCTAGGGCCATTGAGTTCCTATTTGTTAACGTTAATCTTTGAGCAGGTCTGGGAAAGCCTCCTCTACTATTTGACGAGTAATATACTTTGGTGCTGTCTTGTTAGTCATGTCAATTACTAACTTGGCATCATCAGGATGCACACCTTCGAGAAGTCCGATGAACAAACTTTCTCTCTTTATAGTGCTCATACTTTCAGAAACTCGAAAGCCTCTAATAAAGTACTTGAACTTAGTATTTTCGCGGGTTAACTCTGTTGGGTGATTGTGAGACTCGGCAGGTTCATATGGTGGTTCACCCGGTGGTAGGTTCCATTCGATGCTTGTATCAAATGTGCCTCTTAAAACATCTCGAAGAGCCCAGCTATCATTATTACGAAAGACGTCGATTTTGCCGGCCTTTGTTCTTTTCTTCTGTGCCTCTTCAATTACTTCATATACTCTTTTAGACATTTATAAAAATTCCTCCACGGATCCAATCAATTGTTTCATATTGTTATTTATAAGGTATGGTAGTGTCTTACCCTCATTAAATACAGTAATCCAAAACTCATCTACAATTTTATTTTTCAAATCATTTGGAGTTTTAGTTAGATCAATCAGTGTTTCATTACGTTGATAGTTACGATACCAAGAAGCAGCATACAATAATTCGCCATCACTTAGATCTTCAATAATAGCTTGCTTCTTCTTTTTTGATAGTGGTGTTTGTCTTTCACCGTTTACAAATGTATCATCACCTGATAACACATTTGGTACGCCATCACCAGTATCACCTGATAATATTTTATCTATAAGGTTTAATTTCGGATGAGGGTCTTTGATTTCTTTCTTGAGTATGTGTGACCACTGTCTTACATTGTCATACTTTTGCAACTGTAAAAAATCTTTATCTGAGGACACAATCATTACTTCTTCGTACTGGCCGAACTCTTGTGTATGTTCTACCATGGTACCAATAATGTCGTCGGCTTCGCAACCTTCGAGGTGTATTACTTTGTAAGGAAAGTTTTCTTTGATTTCGTCTTTGACTTTATGCATAATACGAAAAGCTTCGGCCCAGTCAAAACCAGAATCATCACGACTTTTACGACGATTAGCTTTGTACTGTGGAAAATAACCACGGCGCCAGTTGTTAGCACCATCGCAACATATAATCATTTGACCATATTGATCGCGAAACTTTTTGTTATACATACGTACAGAGTTAAGCATCATATGCCGTAGCATATTTTCATCGTTAACTTTGTTAACTGCAATCGTGGCAACAGCAATACCACTAAAATCCATTAGAATCATAATAGCTCCTTCTTAATTGTAGTATTATTATACCACAGTTCTTTTAAAAAGTAAACTATTATTTTGCTTCTTGTTTTGGCAAATGCCTGGAATGTATTTTGCAACCTATAAACTCATTGTAGTAATCATCACGAAGTAAAACGTCATGTTTAAACTGCAACTTAGCTTCATAGTATGACATCTCACCTTTAGTTCTACAAAGTATCAGGATCTCTCTTTTGTAACTATCTTGCCCTCGCTGTTCAACGAGTACTTGAAGTTCTTTATTAGATCCATAATATTCTCGCCAGTCGGATTCGACTTTGGTTCTTTGCCGTCTAGATCTTTTGCTATTCTTTGGTAATACCTTAGGCCGCCAGAAGTTCTTCTTACCGATATACTTTTTGTTTGTATCCAGTTCTGTGATAAGATACACAAATCCTTGGTACTCATCTGGGGTTTCATCGTAAGGTTGTTCATTGTATAACCACATACATTATATATAATTTACTAATTTGTCTTTATCGATAGTGTTGGATCTATATTCATGGTTTTCAGACGGAAAATGTTGAGGCACATTTCTTATAGTCCATCCATCTTCAAATCCATTTCTTTTTACTTTTTTATAATAATTTAAATCATCAATTTGATTTGCATATCCAATTGATAGAGTTAGTAAACATTTATGACCAGATCTTCCAAGCATATTAGCAAGTTTTAAAACGTCATGACACCTACCAAAACAAGTTTGTAAACCTATCTCTTCAGCTGCTAATAATGCAAAACTAGCACTTACGTATATATCACTTTCAAGTTGTTTAGATGAATGTTCTCTAGTGTTGTAATTTTCTTCATTAATATTTCTGTTAGTCCATGCTAAAACAATTGGAGCTCCATACTGTAAATTATAAACTTTTTCATTGCTTTTTTTATCTTCTGTTCTTGCTCTATAACCTTTTACACACCATGTGTCATTCCAAACAAGATGTTCTTTTATTTCACTCGCTATTTTAGTTTGTCCTAGTACATGTATTTCATATGGATATATAGATTGTTTACTTGGTGCAGCTAAAGCGCAATCAAGTATATAGTTTAGTTTTTCTTTATTAATTTGATTATTTTCAAATTCTCTTGCACTATATCTTTTTTTTATAATATCTAATAACCGCATACATTTATTCATTCGTCTCTTAATGCTACTGGTTCAGTTGGTGCACCGCACACAGGACAATACTCGGGCCAATCATAGCTAGTAACCCTACAAGTATTGTCACACTCTTCGCATTCAATTAAGTAATCGTTTTCCACACTGTTCCTTTATTATTGTTTTTCTATCGTCAGTTGCAGTAAACCATTCAGTGATTTCATCACTAGTTCGACCACACCCAATACATATGCCATCTTGTAATACACATATGTTTTGACATGGTGATTCAATATCAGAAGTCGATTTCACAGCCACCAGCAGCGCAAGCAGCCGCACCCATCGTATCTACGTCTGTAAAGACTTGCTCTGTGAGATCCATGTTCCAGTTAACGGGTTGTAAGTTTTGCTGAATTTTATTCCACTTGTGAAACAGATATGAATCTTTTAAGCAATGTTCTGCTTCTTTTGTATCGCCCTTAAGATAGTTGTTTGCAAAGTTTTCAAACCTACGATTCCAGTCTTGTCTTGCAGAATTTTCTGAAGATTCAAGAGATATGTCTAATCCCATACCTTGTGCAGTTGAACATGCATCCCATAGATTAGGATATACTTTCATAGCATCGACTACGAGACCTGACGCAAAGATTGCTGCGGGGCCGTATTTCTTTACCATCTGCTTATCATCAATCACTGCTGTGTTTGGCGCTTGATTAAAATCTTTGTCACCGGACATACTAAGAAAAGAAATACCAGAGAAGGAATAGCGATTTTCAAATACGTACTTTTCTACTTCATCCCAATCATCAACAATAATAGTATTAGAGACATTGTGACGAACACCTTCATCAGCGCAAAGTTCCTCATTTGTACCAGCAATGACCCAGTGCTTTTGTGCTTTTGCAACCAGTTCCAAATGCTTGACGCCATATAGTTCTTCCTTATACATTGAACCTTTGTGTGGTACGATAGGGAATGATATTACAACGTCCGTTCCGTTGGCTGACCATACTGACTCTTCTACCATGTAAGGATATGACTTTACAATCGCCTGAGTAATTTCAGACTCTTTATTCATTTGTATGTTTCGTATATAGCGTGGTGAATGCTCGGCGTGGATTCCACTTGCTGTTTGTAAGAGGACACTTGCGTTGCCGCTTGGTTTAACACATGTAGTGCGAGCAGCAGGATTAATGCCAATAATATCAGCAACCTGTCGATTAACTTCTTTAACGATTTTAGCACCTTTTTCAAGAATCTTTTCATTGAATAGAACCTCCGGATTATTCATCCAACCTGTGATTGAAACACCTAACAGTGCTTCTCTATCAAAGATTTCTTTAGACACTGGCGATATAAATTTAAAGTCAGTGTAGCCGGCTTGTAAGGTACCGAGGATAGACGCTGCGCGGCATGCCTTGTAAAAGTCTTCCTCGGTATGACACATACCACCGTTAATCTCGGTTAGGTTACAACCCTGCCATCCAGACACACCGTCTTTCTGAGGATACATACCGATTTCTACACAAGGATTTGTTGTGTGTTCTTTTGAGGTGGTAAAATAGAATCCTGGTTCTCCAAATGATTTCACTGATTCCATGATTTTTGCAAACATATCAGGTGTTGCATCATCACGTACAATAACTGCAGAGTTATTTGATCTGCCTCTTTGTGCATTGTCCATAAACCAGTTACCTGTTTTTGCTGTCATCATCTCTTCATCTTCAGGCGAGAAAAGACAAATGGTTGCAGATCTGCGAACACCACCTGATAAGACAGCATCTGCAGCGTGCATACAAATATCGTAGACCTGAATAGGACGAAGAGATACAGGATCTTTGGAATCAATAACTAAGTTTTGTAAAATAAGTTCTATCTTATCGAGAGAACGACGTAAACCCTCTGGACCCGGTGCTTTAAATCCACCAGAGATTTTAGCACCCTTTGGCCGGATCTGTGTAAGATCAAAGAAAACTCTACGTCCTTCGAAATCTGGATGTTTACCACCACCAACGAAATAAGACGACAAAAGGACGTCTAAAGCTGAAGCCCAACCTTCGATAGAGTCTTCAACAATGTAACCTTTTGCTTGCTTAGTTCTGTTTTTAATTTGAGGAAGTTTAGCTACGTGGTGTTCTTGCACAGAGAATCCTGCACCTGCACCACACAATAGAATATAAAAGTATTCACCGAAAAAATCTGGACGATCAGCATAAGAAGATGTACAGTTATACATTCTCATCTGATGTTTTAATAGTTGTTCACCACCGAACTGTAGTGCACGCTGTGCACCGAGTACGCGCTGTTCTTTGTATGCGGTACGAGCTTCTTCAATAAAATCTTGTAACTTACCATTTGACTCTTGGTAGTTATCTAAGTGCATCTCCATGACGCGGTCAACTGCTTCGTTCCAAGACTCATAGCCACCGTTTCCGTATTCCTTGAAACGTGAATATCCATCATAAAATTTCGTCTGCGATAAAAACTCTCGCGTGTCTACGTTCGGTGTAGCCATATTCGTACCTCAATATCTGATTGTTTGTTTTTCTGGTAGTATTATATATCAAAACGCAGAGTTTGTAAACCGTTATTTTATGGCTTCAGGGACTCTGCGTTTAAAAAAAGATATTTATTTTTTTAAGTAAGATCAATCTTCAAAATATTTTTCAAGCATCTCAATGCGATCAGATGCTGCAGCCATCTTGTCAAGCTCTTCTTGAATAGCTTCCACAATATCGCTGTGTTCTCCGATACCTACACTGTGCTCCATGTAAACGGCAATATTAGTCTTTGCGCGTTCTAGTTCACCCTCCGCATGCATGCGAGCGGCTTTAATTAATTGATGTTTAATGCAACTCATATCTTCACCTTTGTTCTATTAAATAAATGTTCAGAAACAATCTCATCTTTTGATTGTCCTTTATACTCTACAGCGTGATGTTCTTCAATCATCTTTTGATTTATATTTACATCACCATACCATAATTCTCCAAGGATGCGTCCAAATTTACCCTCAGCATCTTTTTGCGTTTTCAATGTAATATTACCAGCAGACAGCCATTTAGTTAAAAACTCTTTGGCAGCTAGTCCATATTTTTTTTCTTCGAGATCTCGAGTTCTCGATTCTGGTGTATCTATACCAAACATACGTATACGTTCTTTTTTGAGCCATACACCAAATCCTAGGTCGATGTCGACATCTACTGTATCACCATCGATTATCTTTACTATTTCGCAGCGATACTCATACATCGAATATTCCTTCTATCTTTGCGTTACGTTTTCTGTGGCCATTCCATGCTACAAAGCCACCGATGCGTAAAGCCCAGTAAGCCAACTTATTTAAAAAGTGAAAACCATTTTGTTCTATGTTAATGTCTCTAAAGATCTGATCAGCTTTCTTTTGATCGATCTTACCCATAGTATCTGTTTTATTAGCTTTCAGTAGTGTTTCATATTTATAGGCGTAATCGTGTACAAGTCCACCCATCAATAGTACACCTGTTGGTGATAGCCAAGTGTGTAAGAACTTAGGGATCGATGCACCGTCAAACACAAACCCTGCTGGTATGACGTAGTACACGCCTTCAAGTTCGTATGTCCAGTCCTGTGCTACCATCCAATGTCTCGTACCCGTCAACCACATCCATATCGCTGACCAGAATCCTTTGCCTGCTGTAGCGATTTTGATTGGCTTGAGTTGTGGCATTTCTACATAGTCAAACCCGATTAAGTATTCGTCACAATCCACGCCTAACTTATTAATTAGCCATCCTATAATAATTAGTACACCTACAACAGTGAACTGCCACCATGTCATAAGTTGATCTAATATGAAAGACATCATTTTTCTTCCTCCTTTTCTGTCACTGCTTCTTCGTAGTATATTATAATATTTTTTTGTTGATTAATATATCTTCGAAGCTCTGCAACATTGAGAGCTAAGTTTTCATAGTCTTTCATGGACAGTGCAACAAAAGCAAGCTCACCGTTTTCTTCGGTAAACTCTTTCACAAATTCTTCATAGATCTCTTCGTTTACTACGTAAACTCTAACATCATTCAGTTGTACTGGCTTCGGTCTCGCTACCGTTGGTATCGTCACTTTCTCGATCTTGGTTACTGTCTTGATTTCCGCCGGCAGTCTTAGGCTGCTGCAGCCACTCAGGAACAGGACGGCCACCGTCGCCACCAGTATCGGTAGTGATGTCACGCCAGATTTTAGCAGTTGCACCATTCATTCTACCTTCTAAGTCTTTTGCATCTGTCAATGCATCTTTGACTAGATTGAGTTGTTGTAATTTGTTACGGAGACTATCCCCGTATTTTTCAGCTTTTTGCAAATCTTCCTGTAAAGCTTTATTGAGAGCGCCAAGCTTTTCTTGATTTTCAATGGCCGCATCTAAGCTAGCGGCCGCAGTTTGTACGGCCACTTCAAGTTGAGCATTATTTTCTGTAAGGATTGCAATCTTATTTTGTGTAGTGTCATAATAATATTTAGCACCATAACCTATACCACCAAGAACTGCAATAATAAAAATCAGAACATATATGCGAGTCATTAACCTATACCATTGTCTTCTATGTACTTTCTAAAACGTTTGAGTAAGACAGGCAACTTGTCTTTTTTTCTACGTTTATCATGCATGGTAGTAGTACGTATACGTGGACCCATTGCTGTATCCGCTGGATTAGGTATAGCGCTGGTATTTACAGTTGGCATTTCACTCATAGCTTCACGTCGACTCGTGGCTTGCGCTTGACGCAAAGCGTCTTGCGTAGGTGCACCTTTTTCACCTTTCTTACGCATGCGCTTTCCACTTTTTCTGCGCTTATTGATATTATACCACAGGCCTTTGTTAGGCATTTACGCCTCCTATGCGTATGGTGAAGTACCTAGCAGACTCGTATCCCATGCAGCTTTTAGTTCTGCAATAGTCGTAGCATCTGTGATAGCAGATGCAGCAGGTGCATTACGTAGGTTTGTTTTCTTAGTTACAGATGCTGCTTTTGCATCTGCATCGTCTGCTTCTAAAGCTTTCATATACACTACGTCTTCCGCCTCAAGCAAAGGCTTTCGTACTTCACGAATTTTATCTTTAAAAATATCTTTTGCAGTCGCAAGATCTTCTGATATTACAGTTCCGTCGAGCGTCCATGCATTACGGAAATGACGATCAGATGGTACCGTTGCCGAAGCTGCATCAATAGACTTGCCGTCTTTATCTACGATTGTTGTTGCCATTAGTTTCTCCTATGCGGCTTCTAAATCTTCGGAGATACGCCAAGCGTTTCTCCATTCTCTAGTTGACGGTAACTGTTCTTTTCTACAAATTACCATCTTCGGTTTATTTCCTTCATCCCAAGATTGCCATACTTCTCTTGGTATGTCTTTCATAATTAAGTATTCAATTGCTTCTTCTTCAGTCATTGGTTCTACTGGGTCAGTTTCATGCAGTAAATAACCACGTGTATGTTTTACAAAGTCAGGCTTGGCTTCATCGTCAGCTAGTTCATGATAAACCCACACCGGTGGAAGTATACCACCCGCCTGTGCGCACGCCATCCAGTTTGGATCGGGCACAAGCACCTTTGCGGGCTCGTCAATGTTTTGTTCATATACTACGCGATAATCACTTTGTATAGGCTCTAAGTTTTCTTTTGCCCAACATAATCTATCAAACAAATGTGTATTCTTAAATTCAGGTATTTTCATAAAGCTGCGTCCAATTGTTCTTTCGTAGGTTTTGCATAACTTGGGTGATTCCATTCTAATATATATGGACCATTACCGTCTGCATTATCGTAAAGTACAATAGTTCCTTCTTGAGAAAAGTCTTTCCAAGTAAGACTTGGATAAATTTTAACTATGCGATCAAATAAGCTTCCGTCTGGATAATAATCTACCATGATGGTTTCTCTTTCACTTCTAAATGTGTCATGTTGTTATTCAACAAATAGTTTTGGTTACTTCCTTTGTAATGTCTTGTGTTCAATATTAAAGTGTCACCGGCTTTGAAGTAAGAATTAGTTCTCATTTGTATTGCTGGATAGTCACTAGTAGTGTGGTATCCAGATCTTATACTTGAAAAGCCGACTGCTGATCCACTATTATGTGATCCACCTGCATTTATTCCAAATCCTACTTCGATATTTGCCGAACTTCCAAGGTTATTAATTCTTACACAAGCCTGAACTTCATAAACACCATCTCTTTTAATTACAATTTGAGAGTTTGCATAATCTTGCATAGTTCTCAAATTTGTATTTTTTGTTCCTAAATCACCACCAGAAAAATAAGTAGCTGATGGCTCTTTACCCAAAGTAATTTTCGTTGTAGTTGCTGTTGCAACACTTTGATCTGACAATCCTGTTCCATATTGAAAAGCATATAGTGGGTCTGTCTTACCACCAATTTTTGTCCAGTTTGTACCATCAGAGAATAAAACAGCAGTTTCGCCACCGTGCATTACTCTTCTTCCTTCACCGTCAATTTTTGTTGAAGTGCTATCGGCTGACATAACAGTCACAAGTCTTGTAAGACCTGCGTCACTATCTTTCATCTGTAAATATACTTGTTTATTAGTACATGAATCTGCGGCTGGTAATATTACATTGTAATCAGCTGAAGTACCACTACATTGCACAACAAAGCCAAGGTCATCTGTTGTAAGCGTAGTGCCGCTTGATACTGATTTAACACCTCTTAAGGCTTCTGGAGCTCCATCATTTTTGCTAAAGTTACCAGCAATTCTTCTATTAATACTCTGTGTCATGCGAGGTCTCCACACCAGTTTATGTATTTTGGACAATCATGAGCAGCAGCAGAACTGTTAAATGTTGCAACATGTATTTGCGAAGACGTTGTATTATTAGATCTTACTCTAAAACCATTGCCATCTGCCCAACATAATCTATCAAACAAATGTGTATTCTTAAATTCAGGTATTTTCATTATTTATCCTTATGATGTTTTAAATGTTCCGTCATCAGTAAAAGTATATACGTTAAAGCCACTACCATCGCTGTCAACTGTTACAGTACCCGTTGTTGTAAGAGTTGATGCAGTTTTTAAGATACAAACTCCGGACCCGCCATTTGAGATTGTTGAGGCCGAGGCATTAGCATATCCTCCACCACCTCCACCACCTCCTGTATTGGCAGTACCTGGAGTAGACGCACCATTATTTATATTTCCATTTCCTCCGCCGCCTGGGCCACCACTGCCAAAGCCAGCATTGTGTGATCCTCCTCCACCTCCACCGGCGTAATACGTTTCAGTGCCAGTAATAGAATATCGTAATCCACTACCTCCGTTAGAATGGTTGGCACTACCTGCTTCTGCAGATCCACCAGGACCTCCAGCGCCACCACCGGCTCCGGCTGGTGAATTACCAACTTCTAAACCAACGCCTCCGGGAAACCCTTGGCCGGGCACATTATCACCTCCAAGCAATCTAACATTTGAACCAGTGCCTGTGTTACCTCCTCCGCCGCCGCCAGATCCACCGTCATTACCTTGGAAGCCTGTACCTATGTGAGTACCTCCACCGTCAGCGCCTGACCCGCCTCCAAAAGCAGTAAAGCTTACTCCCGTTGCTGTGACAGTAGAATTTGTTCCGTTGGATGCTCTACCACCACCGTCACCTATAGTAACAGTATATGTTTTTCCTACGTCAATGCTGATGGCTGACCCGTGTGGTTTTCTTTCGTAGTCTGCTGAATCTGATGAGCGGCCAACTTCTGACCCATAATACAACAATCCGCCGGCGCCGCCGCCCCCACTTTGGCCACCACCGCCTCCACCGATAAGAAGCATTTCAGCAGTGACTAAGCTACTCGATGATAGTTTACGATAGTATCCACCCTCACACACAAATAAGGCGTTGGACGATCTTGAAAATACTAAATCTCCAGAATCACCTGTTAAATCTGCACTTGGTATTAAAGCGTCTGAATCTATAAATGTTACTGAAGTACCACCACCAGCGCCTAACGTTTGATTAGTAGTGTTATCAGCTTCTGTTAAACCGAGTATTGTCGCTAAGTCTCTAGTTCTAGTCATATCACACCTTCGGAAACTTTGCTTTTACTTCTGCTACTTTAGCTCGCCAGTTCGCTTCATCATCATATATCATGTGTAGTTGATCTTGCCAACTTCCTAAATCTTCCATATAAGCAGCTTGTCTTTTTGTAATTATAATTTGATTTTGTTCTGCAGAGTCGTTGCCAAAAGTATAATCATCAGACATTAGACCAACTCCTCTAATTTATAGTATATTGCTGAACCACGAGAACCCGCGCCGTGAGTAAACAATATTTGTACGTATACTGTAAAGTAACCAACATTAGAACTAGCACCAGACCCTTGTACATTTAGTGTTGAAACAAAGTTGCTGTGTGTCCATGCAAAATCTGGAGCATTACCATCAGATGAGGTATGTGAAGTACCGTTTGTAGGAGATGCACCGTTATAGTCGATAACACCTATTTGATGTTTTGATCCATTACCAGTAGCATTTGTATGACCACCAGCCCAGCATATCCAATTCACTCGGCCATATACTTCACTGCTGCTTGGTACAGCATCATCTGATCTGTCAAGCATGGTGTATCTTAAAATATCTGTACCAGTATCAGCTGAAGGAGTTAAGTAAAAACAATTCTGATAGAGAAATTGGCTGCGCTCTGTAGCGGCAGTGTTGGCAGCATTAGCGACTTGTACTAAAGCACCTTTTCTGATCTGTGCTGCATTTACAAACGGTGGGGTTAGAGTACCGTCTGAATCTTGATACGGCTGACCCCAGTGATACATAGTTGTGCCGGGATCAACTAAAAGAGCTGGCGTAGATCCTAAAATTGGTGACTGTATTCCCGCTGAGTCTAAAAGATGTGTAACACCTGCAGAGTCTACACCTCCACCGCCGCTGCCTGTACCAAGTGCAGGGTTCGAAGGATTTGCAGCTTCAGTCTTACCGAGTATTGATGCTATGTCTCTTATTCTTGTGACACCCATTACGCTAAGTCTCCCATACAAATAGAGGTACCAATATCCCAATCAGCATCGCCAGCCTCAGAGCCATTTCTTCCCATGATACGATGTTCGCTAGTAGTCGCTGTGCTATCTGCCTGTAATTCAGCAAATAAAACATCACCAGATTTGCCGACAGAAATAACAACAGTATAATCTGCCGCGGCAAAATTAGTTGTAAATTGTGGTTTACCCGATCCTGTATAATTATCAACAAGAGAACTTACTCCAAAACTACCAGTTATAGCTGGTGTCGTTAAGTTTGCTCTTATATGTACCTTCGCAACTGCTTTAGCACCGGTTAGACTTTGAGCAACTTTTCTTACATTTCTAGTGAATGCCATTTTACTACCTGTAGATCTCGCTTACTGAAACGTAAATTCTTTGATTTGTTTTCATATGCAAAGCCTCATAAATTGATATACCAAAAACTTCACCTACTGGATATGAATCCTCTTCGATTCTAACATTATCCTTTGCCCAAACAACTTCCTCACATGATCTATTTATTAGTTTATTACCCTTAATTTTATAAACACCCGGTGATACTGCACCATCTTCTAGTACAAACCACTCGTTTTTTTCAACCATCATATCAAGTCTGTCAACACCGGCCTTACTTAGTATCTTCTCTAAACATGTATCAGTAAGCTCATACTTTTCTTTTATAAGAAAAAGAGCAGACGCGAAACTGCCAAGCTTGCTACTGCCGCCAGGAATATTAGCCACCAACCTCTTGATGTTCGCACAAAGTCTGATGAAAGGTGTATATGCAGACTTTCGCTCGTCACTGTCGAGCTTGACTTGTTTTTGTCTTTTTCCATTTTCATCGATGATGCCAAGCTTGTAAGCATCCCATTCTCTCCAATCTAACACAATCATACGTATAAATCTAAACGTATAGGTAAGATCTGCAGCTCTCTTAACTAAACCCATTATATCGTCCTCAAAAATTCTACTACTGTTTGATCCATCTCTATTCCTGTGTATTGATCATTTCGTATATAACTTAGATATAATAAAATAGGTTTAATCACCGGCCAATGTTTATCATCTAACCTCAACTCTAGTATCTTCAACGATGCTTCAATTCCAAAGACATTGAAGATAACTATAATATGATTTAATAACAAACGATGAGGAAATTCATCAGTGTCAAGATAACGATTCACAAGTCTTTTAATATATTTGAATCTCTTGAGATCTTCAAAAAATTCTTCAACATCAGAAAACTGCGGGTTATAGTAGTGTTTAGCAGCATACAAAAATAATGTATCATCAGTAAGTTGTGCATCCATAACATTATATATTAATCAGCACCAAGAACCTTTAACGTATTAATCAGTTTCTTTTTAGAATAACGCCTGTCAAGATCTACACCGTGTTCCATGCCCAGTGCTTCCAGTTCTGTCTTGGTCATTTCTTCTAGACTCGTATTATTACGAGGTGCTTCAACTAACATCTCGGTCGTAGGCTCGGGATTGCTAGTGTCTACACCATACCACTCATCGATTTCCGCTTGTGTAAATTTACGAACAGAAAGTATTTCATTTGTATTAGGATTCATCCACCCACGCGGTGAGGGAACTGCACCTCTTGGTCCTTTAAGAGCCATCTTCTTCTTTTTCCACTTCTTCAGTTTTTTGCATCGATGCATAAGCCGCTAGTAATCCAGACATCTTATTGTATGATTCTGACTTCATAGCAGCAGGGTCTTTCATTGGTGTTCCACCAGGAACAACGTTGGTATCACCTTTTGGATTATCATTCTTACGCATTGCAGACTTCTTAACATTTGAAGTCATCTTTGCACGATCTTTCTTCAACATGTCTGGTTCATCAAGATGTGCCTCTGGTCCTTTGCTAATTTCTTTTTCAGCGCCGGCGGCCATGTCTTGTGCACCCTTGCCTTTCAACTTATCCTTCATCATCTCAGGTTCAGTAGCAGACTTGTAGTGATCGTCGTGTTTCTTTTCGAGAACTGACATTAAAGCTTCTCTTATACGAGACTCTGATTTACTACCTGTTTCCATTTTAGGGTTCATTTGAACATCCCCTTCTTTACCGCCGCCTTCAGCTTTTTCTTTGTTAGCCATCTTGCGACGCTTCTTAAAGTCAGCTGCAACCTGAGCATCAGACTTTGGCTTTGGTTCTGTTTTGTTTGTGGCAAGGTCTTTCATATAACCTTCGCCCATTAGTTTATCATGATTTTTCATTGCATAATCTTCAGCATCTTTCTTGTCTTTGAAAAGCTTTACTTCTTTTCCGTCTTTATCAAACACACAGAACATACCTGGATTCTTTTTACTCTTACCAACGTGATCTTTAGGATCCATATCTTTTTGATCCTGAATATCTTTCATAATGGCTTTTGACTGACCTGCATGTGCAGCACTTGCACCTTTAAGTTTCTTAGCAACTTTCATTAGCGTTGACTTATCTTTTTGATCTAGTGCTTCAGTTGGTATTTGCTTTGCAGTATCTTTCTTCATTGTAACTGGGTGTGTCTTACCACCGAAGTTAAATGATTTTTTACCAGCCTTGGCCGCAGCAGCTGCCGCACCGTGAAAAGCAGTACGTTCATTTGCTGGGATCTCTTCTGGTATTACGTATTTGTTTTCTTGGACCGTTTCTTGTGTGGCCCTACCACGTAAATCGAATGGATTATTTCCAAACATTTTTTTCTCCTACAACCATAGTTGAGCCACATACGCTCCGACCGCTGCGATCAGAGCAGCGTATACTAGTTTATTTATAAGGCATACTGTACGGTGATTAGTGTCCACCTTTTTTTCAATGTCATCTAATTTAACAGACAACTTATTCACACGTTCATGATTATTCTCTTGATTTCTTTGCATTGCAGCAAGTTTTTCCTCTGCGCGCGCAAGTGCAATCATGGCCTCAGCTAACCTATCGAGCTTTTCCTCTATCCTATCAAGTCTTTGATTAGTTGTATCAGCCATATTAATCCAATACTTTATCTACATTAGTTACAAATCTTATAATATTATAATCTGCATCATGTTCTACTTCTAAGTTTTTACATGATATTCGCACTGATCCACCGTATTGTTTTGATCTACCGCCGCGGAGTGTACGTTCGATAGTGCGTTTTGCACTAAGACACTCACTCATACTTTCACGTATAGTGTACTCTTTAAGACCCACTGGTTCTCCGAAAAACATTAGTAATACAAAGTAAGTTCCTGTTGCCATTAGTGCTTCATCTTCTCGCCTTCTTTTGTGCAAGATAGATGTCCCTTTTTAAACTGTGTCTTTGCAACCTGCATGGCCTGTTCACATTGCTCCATCGACTTATACTTACCAAGTTCCATCATAGAATGGTCTGGTTTCATTAACATAAGAATAATTGCCATTGCTTCCATTTTAGTGTCCCGAATGATCCTGATTTGCTGACGGTGGTCTCATGTTGCTTGAGGCGTGTATGAGATCCATAATATCATTACGTATCTTCTCATGAGCTGCCTCAAGATTTTCAACTCGCTTCAGCATAAAATCAATTTGCAATTTTTGTTGTTGATCGAATGGTGCTTCACCACTTTCAATCTCTGTTGTTAACTTTTCAAGTTCACTTGCCAAATGTTCAATCATCATAAACTGTTCTGAGTCAGCAGGTAAACTACCCATTTCACCTCTTGGCCATTTAATACGAAACTCTGTATTAAAGTTAAGATCTGATTTCATCATAGTTTGAGAGGTCTCAAGATTATTTAATCTTTCTACGATACCAAAATAAGCCCATGTTGCAATCGATGCCGCAGCAATCAAACTTATCATATTACGTAAAGGTAATGCTACCTCTGTATTATCATTTACTTTCGTCGCCATTTATTAACACTTCCATCTTCTACGCGCCTGTCTCAATCTGCTGTTAGGATCCTTTGCCGCTTTCGGAAACATCTTCATTTGTCCTGCACTTCTTGCACAATATGATTTACGTCTATTTGCAGCTTTTGAGCCAGGTTTAACTTTACCTGTCACCGCTGTTTTTAAATTACCACCGGTCTTACGGTTATAAGCGTCAACACCTTTTTGTGTCATACCCGCACCTTTTTCGGTTGCACGAAAATGACCCTTTGAATCTTTACCGGTTTCTTTTTCAATAAATGTTTTTAGTCTATCCACCGAACTCGTGCCCCGCTACTCTTCTAAGTTGCTTATTAAATTCTGCTTGACCAGGCTTAGACTTATACAACTTAATAGAAATTTCTGGTCTATCCTTACCTTTGATCCTCCAGTTGTAACCTTTTTCTTTGTGCTCTGGCTTCGTAGTCTTTACAAGTCTACGTTTATATTGTGCTTCAAAAGATTCTGGTTTACCACCTTTACCTTCTTGTACATCATTCTTAATTAGCTTTCTCAATGCACGACTTGCAAGTTTACCCGCAACACGCCGGGCAATACGTTTACCTACCTTCTTTTTACGTACAGCTTGCACATCACCTAGAGCTTTTGCACCTTTGTACATGATATTTCGTATCTTTGGTATCGTAAGCTTTTCAGTTTTATAACCTTTTTTAGATTGAGCGTTATTCGCTTTTACCATATCCATGGCATCAGCTTCAGTTCTAATTCTAATTTTTCTATCTTTGGCTTTATCAGCTACTCTTCTTGTGGCACCTGTATCACTATCTTTTTGTATTCTAAAACCAGGCCCTGTTCTTATAGTTTCCCATTCTTCGTTAGCTTTATGGCCTTTACGTATCTTATCTACAGCGCGGCTCTTTGCAAGCTTCATACCTTTATCACGCTTTTTCATAGTCTGTAAATCTTTAGAATGATCACCTTTTCTTAGTATAGTTGCAACTGCAGAATTAGTAGCTCTATCTTTACTTCTTTGAGCTTTACTCATATACTTGTTCATCGTTGTATATTTCAACTCGTTTACCTTGTCACCACCGGCTTGTTTAGCAGCTTTTCTAGCTAAATGCCTAGCGCGGTTCTTAATTATATTACCAAACTGATCTTTGGTAGGTTTAGTTGATATTTTTTTAGCATCAGCAAATGGAGGTTTAGTTTTGATACTATCTTCTTTGTGCACTCTGTGATCACCGCCTTGTTTATCAGCGTGTGCAGTAGCTTGTTTCAATCCTTTGAATCTTTTTACTACACCTGTTGTTTTACCATTTTTATATTGTTTAACGATATAATTTTCTTTCATGGCTTTTGTTTTCTTTTTCATGGCGTTTATGTACTTTCTGTATACTGCAGCTTCTGCATTTTTACCAGCAACTCTCGCTCTTTGTTCCATTGCTATCGCTGCTTGAATTTTGTGTGCATGTTTTCTACTAGACTTTTTAATCTTAGCCACCGAAGCTTTTGCATCTGCAACCGTAGCAAACTTTAGACCGTGAATCGTACCTTTCGGATTTTCATCAGTATATAGATCACTGTGTTTCTTAGAATTAGCCGGCTGTCCTTTTTTACGTGGTATACGTGCAGCTTCTTGCTTTGGCTCCATATACCCGTCACCTTTTTCTTGACCTGGTGTTGCAGCCTTGTACGCTTTTGCAGTGCCGTGTGGATAATCATATCTTTCACTTACACCACTCCGGGCTGCTTGGGCCCTAGCTGAATGCTTGTATCCCAATGGGTGACTTCTTACACGCTGCTTTCTTGTATCCCTTAAATGCTTGTTAATGGCTGCAATGTCTGCGGCTGTTGCGGTTTTACCTCTATGGCTAGGTCCACTAATAGATTTTAAGTAACCTGACATATCCTCTTCTTCAACATCTTTGCCTTGAGCTTTAGCACGATATGTTTTCTTTACATCGTACTTTGTCATACGACTTACACCTTTAATCATTGAAGGTTGCTTGATCAATTTACGTAAGTGATTCTTCACTTGGCCCGGTGAATTGCCATCAATATACATTGCAGGTAGTCCATCAACTTCTACCTTAAATGTCATGTCTTCTGACTTGGCTTTACCTTTATCACGTGCGTCTAGGTACGCAGCGATGGCCATCTGCCTACGCTTGTTTTTTGATTTACCTTTAAACTGTGGTGCTTTCGATTTGTAAAAGTCTTTTACGTAATCACCAGCATCTGCTTTTTTTCCTAGTGGCATTTCCAATCCTATTTTGCAGGTACTTTAGCTTTACCAGTTAGTTTATCTACAGCCATCGATGTGCCCTTATATCGTTTCACTAATTTTTTGACACCTTTATCCATAGTAGCTGCTGAACCTGGTGCACCGGGTGTAGGCCGCGCCATCATGTCACCGGCTTGTGCTGCACTCGCTGGTGCCTTCTTTAGATAGCGACCAGCCATTCCCTTTGATATTTCTCTCACACCAGTTGGACGACTTTCTGCATCCCTACGAAGTTTTGATGCAGGTTTCTTAGACCTTATAATCATTGCTTCGTTTGCTTCCATTGACTTGGCTTTTTTACGAGTACCCATTACAGACTTTTTAGTGTCAGGCTTATCGAGCATACCTTTAATATCTTTGCCTGGATCATCCTTGCCATGATAGCCCTGTGCTTTTGCTGGTGGGAGTTTTTTGATCTTGCCACCTTTTGCTAAGAAAGCTTTGACTGCATCTGAATCTTCTTTCATATTTGATAAACTTTTATGTAAATCTTGAGCGTTAGATACATGTTCACTCCCAATCCTATTTTTATGTTTATCTGCTGTATCATGAAGATCTTGTGAGTGTTGTTGAACAGTACGGTGAACACCGTCTTTACCGCCACCGTGGTGGAGTCTTATGGCATCCGCGACTCTATCATGAGCACGCGACATTGCTTTATGTGCTATAGTTTTAGGGTGTGCACTATTATAATAACTGGAATATCGCCGCTTTTGCCCCGCGTGATATTCAGCAGCTTTCTTATGTTTGTCGAACAATTCCTGATGTTCTGGTTTAAGCTGTTCGCTCAATTCTTGTCTAACTTGAAAAAATGTTTTCATTTTTTTACTTCCTATCCGGATCCTGATAAGATTTAGGCATAGCAGAAGCAGGTCTTCCTGTCATGGTCATGCCTTTTTTACCTTTTGAATACATATCATGCTTAGTAGGTTTGTGTAGATACTTTGATCCACTGCCCATATCAAATGTTGACCCATCTTTATATTTTATAGTATTTCTTTTGGCCATGTCTCTTTGATAATAACCGCCAATACCTTTACTGCGTTTTCTAAACCGATCAGCGTGTTGAGCTCTTTTCGCTGGAGTATAACCATCATCACCCATTCTTTTTCTAGAAACATTATATTGTTGAAATGCCTTTTTCTTGTAACGAGCAAGCATTTTATCGCTTATCTCATCGACTTGTTCAACATCTTCCCTCCGAAGAGATCTTTTAATTTTAGTCTTTGCCTGACCAATAGCACGTTGAATAGGTTTATCTTTTTTGGCTTTGGTCTTTCGGTCGGCTAGGGTGGCGGCGTGGTCTTGCGCCCGTTGATGGCCCTTGTAAATTGCTTGATGGTGGTTATGAAGAGTTTCGGTATCAGTTTTACTACCTCCAGCCAATCTGGCTTTCAATGCCGACCTGTTCGCAAGTTTTGAATGGTTGAATGCGCTACTTATATTGCCTTTTTCTAGAGCTGATACTGCATTCGAATGATGTTGTGCAGCAGCTGCATGATGTTTTCCTGCTTCAGTGCCTTTATGCTTCTTAGCAGCTTCATCATGCTGGAACTCAGCCCCTTCATGACCACTGTGCCCGACCTTGGTACCAATACCTGTTTTTAAAATATTTTGAGATCTCTCTGATGATTTCAATTCATGAATTTGTTCTACTTCCTCTCCTATTCGAAGAACTTTTTTGATTTTATTTGATTCGTAGCCTTCGCTTAATTCTTCTCTTATTTGATCGAACGTCTTCATTTTGTTTTCCTCTTAGCACCACGCAAATCAGCATCCGCTCCGTAATACGTGCCCTTTCCCTTTGTAATGTATGAATTGACTCTAGCCATGCCCCACTGCTGTGGTGTAGTACCCGGCCGGTGACCTGTACGCCATGCTGCCATGCCGCGGTTGTAAACTTTTTTGAGAGTACCGTAAGAAATGCCAGACTTGGCTGCCTTCTTTTTTAGTCCCTCATTTTCTACAATGTATTGACTAAACTTAATCATGCGCTTGTTTCCTTATTTTTGCGTCTGACGTCTCTCATACGAGCTCTATCTAACATTCTGTCGTGTCTTATTTTATCTTGTTGTTTTTCACGACTAATTCTTTTCTTTGCCATTGCAAGGTTTATTTTTTCATCAACTGAATCACCAAACATTCTTTTATATTTTAAAGTGTGCTTACTTGGCTTTGTCTTTGCCTTTGCATCACCAGGTGCTGGTTTATACGCAGCTGGATTGTCATCATCCATCTTTGCACCTTTCTTAAAGTGTACTAGTCTTTTCTTCTTAGTTGATTTTTTAAGACCGCCGTAGTAAGGAGCCGGCTGTGTGCCCGGTGCTTTCTTGACATCAGGATCTTGAGGCACTTTTTGATTGCCTTCTTTTTCCATCAACTCTACGTGTTCTAACCATTTTCTCATTTGCACACCATTTGATTC